TTAAAAAGCCTAGAGTACGTGGACGATTGTGCAAATGGGTACCCCATTCGTGGACGATTGTGCAAATGAGTTAGTGCAAACAAACCGTGGACGATAGTGCAAACGCTGTTGGAAGAAACGGGCAACACCGCGCACATGTCTGGTAAAATATGGAAGCTGGTCTATAAGGCGCACGCGGTAAAGCGAAAGGAGGTGCGCACGCATCTAGGGGAGAACACGCGGTCCGGTAGAGCGCACGCGGCGCGGCGATTCACAAACCCTATCGCCAGCCTCCACACAAAAAGTACACAATAGTACAAACAGAAAGAGACGATTATGCAAATACAATTCAAACAATCCATGCTATAATATAGACAGTGAAAGGGTGAAAGAGAATGAACTACAAAATTACTATTACAGAAATTCACAAGACAGTTGTTGACATTGAAGCGAATAGCAGGGATGAAGCATTGAAGAGGGTTGAGGAAGAATACTGGAAAAATCCAAACAACTATGTTTTAGAGCCAAGGGACACATATTTTGAATAACAAAAAGCCCGCCTTTCGGCGGGCATTTTTATTATACAGGAATTACAGAAATAGAATTTATAATCATCTCTTTAATTCCTGTGATAGTGCTAGCACCAGACCACAAGCTAACATTGCCACTTGCATCAATAGATAGATTAGAGATGGTGTAATTATCACTATTATTTTTCAAAGTGATAGCACCATACAATGTAGTGGATACCGGTTTGAATTTAGCAGGAATTGTAAATAATGTTTCATTTGCAGCTAACGAAAAATCGCCGTCACCCTTGTAAAAATAAGCAGAAACAAACAAGATTCCCGCGGGTACATTCCCGCGGATTGTACGGGTCATTCCAGTTATTTTAGTGTTAATATTGGTTGGGGTAATTCCCTCCCAACCGTTGATAACACTATTTGCAACGGTCACGGCATTGTTAGCGGCAGTGGTTGCGGCATTAGCGGCAGTACTCGCGGCATTGGCCGTATTCACGGCTTGCGTTGCCTTGTTATTTGCATCGGTGACATCAGAATCCGTTGTCGTTGCCCACGTGTCAATTTTTTCCATATCGTCATTATAATCGGTGAGCCAATCGGGTTTGTCAGTTCCTACGAATTGTGAAAGGCCAAGTGTAGTTGTTTTATTTGTGCTTGCCATAATAATTTATCTCCTTTTATTTAAGTTTTTGAATTCCAAGAATAAATGTAAGCCGTCCAATCTTTTGCAAGATAAGCCGTAGCGGTTAAATCCAACGCTTTATATTCGTTTGCAGTTAAACCATTTGTTCTAAGCTGTTGCGTTAGTTCGTTCATTGCCTGTTGTACAGAAGTGAAAACCCCTGTAATGGCAGAATATACACCATAAATAAGTTTGTGCCAAATAAAACGGGCCGCTGTTGCGTAATTAAAAGCTGAAACATTGTACGCCTTATATTTTGTTGCTGTAAGCCCTAGGTTTGCATATTCATAAGCCGTAATGCCACTTTGTCGGACACCCTCATACATCATATTTAGTGTATTTTTCAAGCTGTCCATTTTATTGTATACAGGATTGTTAATAATCGTTTCATCACTTAACCTATTAATGACATCTTCCAATTTCTGGTTAACAACTGTGATGATATAGTTATAGAATATTTGGTTATTGTTATTAACCGTTTCTATAATTTCAAGAATTCTGTTATTTATTTCCTGCGTAAATTGCGCATATTGATTTTCCAAATCAGTGATTTTACCATCAACAGAATTTTCAAAATCTTCAATATCTGTTATGATATTATTTAGTTGGCTTGCAACATAATCCTTTACCCAATCTTCCGTCACTGGCGTATAAGTGTTAAGGGTTTGAATAACTTCATTGATTGCTCCCTGCAATTTACACAGTGCATCATAATAGGATAGCGCATCCGCATAAGCAGACGGCAAAGCGGGAGTACAGCATCGGACCACATTTAGAAAATCCATATTATTCACCTCCTTTAGTACAGTTTCATAAAGCAGTTTTGTATTTCCGGGTTATTGATAATTTCCATGTCGATATTCAAAAATGTTTCCCGGTAGTCTTTCAGCAATTCGCTCAAATTATGATACATATTCCCGCGCACTTTCTTTTCAAAATTGCGGTCACGTTTCTGCAAGTTGTTCGCTGTGGAAGATGCAGAAGAATCGTTCAAGGTTGCAGAAGTTAAATATTTTTCGTCTGCAATAGCCCCATTATCCAACAACCCTTGGGGAGTATCGCTGTAAAGGCTCTTTCCGTCTGCTGTGTCTGTGCGTGTACCGTCACTTTCAACGTTTTCAAATTCCATATTTGTTTCAACATAATTATAAGCATTCAGCGGGTCAAAGTCAAGTTGGGCACTTTTGTAAAGTTGGTTGTAATACGGCATTATTTCATCCATAGTGCGGTTAAGATAAAGCTTGAAAAGCCCTGCCGTTTCCGCTCCAATTTCCCGCATCCAGTAATGTGCTATAATTTTACTGTTAAGCGTCTCTCGATAATTTTCATCAAAAATCGGGTAATCTTTTAAACCGATATCATAACCATTTTGAATAAGTTGTCTTAATTCAACGGTGTAACTACTCATTTTCAATATCACCGCCCATTTCCGGCACAATTGGAATTTCAGAATTAAACTCTACGCTTATGTTAGTGCCAAACATTTCATTTATTTTTTCGCACGCCTGTTTTCGTTCATACAGGTAAGATTCACGTATCATTTCGAGCGAACCAAACGGGGCGGCGGCTTCATTTGCAACAAGTCTTTCCCGTTTATCTGTGAAAGCTGAAACAACCCCTAGACTTGTCAACGCTTCGTTATAAATTTCCGTTTTCACGGAGAGCAAATCGCGTGCAATAAACGGGATATCTAGGTTAATCGGCTTTATGCTGTCAAGATTCAAGGACTTATCACCGTAAATAAACGGTTGACCGCCGTCCAACTTCATAATTAGGTTTTTAAGCGACAATCTTTCTTTTTCGTTGCACGCAATGAAAGCCGAAAACTTTTGTAAATTTGCGTTCGTCTCTGCATTTCGCTGAACTTCATATAGCTTGCGTGCATATTCATTTATAATATAAGCGTCCCCTGTTCTTGCCATGTTATTAAAGATTAACACGCTATTTGTTTCATCCAACATTCTGAATGGCGTACCATTTGCGGCAATTGCGCTTCGTTCAGACGGTACTCCGTACCAGTTGAGCGGGCCTGTATACGCAACCCCTAAACCAAAAAACTGTTCCAAACTATCTTCATAAAAAACCAGCGCTGAACCTTGTGTAATGAGCATTAGTTCAAGATAACGGATGTCAATCCCTTTTGGCACATTTTCCCATTTAAAGCGAGCTAGTGCAATGTTGAGCAATCGGATTGTATATTCATTGTAAGTTATATTGTTCAAAGCTAGAGTGTCGAAAAACTGAAAATCTCTACCACCTATTCCTTTTCTTGCCATTATTGCACCTCCTTAAACAATAGAATTATCAAGACCATAATTTTTGATATCGTTTGTATGCCAAAAAGTAACACCCGTTTCGAATGCCTGTTTAATTCGATTGTGTGCTACAACAGGGATACTGTCTATTAAATTACATTCAGTGCATTTTACAAAATTCCATGATTTTCTACCGTACAAATTAGGGATTTTAAGTTCATTTGTTTTGTACCCGAACATAGTAAAATAATCATCAATACGCTTTGCGAATTCGTAGCGAATGCATTTCGGGAACATGTAAAAATACCATTGACCATTAGCAAAAAATGAATTAGCAGATGCAGTATTCCCGCGTGCTGAATCTGGTAAAATTTGGTGCTGTGTAATAGTTACCATTGTATCAAGAATTTTCGATACTGCGCCTACTGTGCTATCAACTGCACCTACATAATTTCCTGTAAGGACTCCTGTTATTGCACCCTGTGCGCCTGCAATTGTTCCGGTGACAACACCTATATTTAATCCCAGCTGATTTTGAGCATACCAGTTTTTAAAAGTATCGTTCACCCATGAACATGTCGGGAACGCATTCATTGTGACACTTTCATCCAAGCAGATATTAAGCCCTTTATAGTTAAGAGGTGTTGCAACAATAGGGGCAGAACCCCCTAAAGTGCTAAACAATACAAACGGACCATTTGTTCCGTGAGCGTCAAAATCAAAATATTCATATCGGTATTCTTTACCTCCAGAACCGGAGCCGTAAACTTCAAGCGCCCTGTAAGGGTATGTGTACAACTTATTATTTTTCGGTGTGTAACCATCAAGCGGCGCGAAAACGTTTAAAAGTTTGTTTCCGTAAATTCTTTCTGTGCCCATACCCGGCACCCAACCATAAGACGGGGAAGCAGGGAAAATATTAAGGAGTTCAAGCGGATACATAAACATCGACACAATGGCGTCACCCTTACCGCTTTTTGCATACTCATCAACCATAGATATAGCCTTGTCTACTCGTTCTTTTTTCGCGTAGTAATAAGACAAGCCAGTAAATGTGTTATCAAGTAAACTCGAAGTTGCTACGCCATCCAAGCGTTCCGAAACGGCAATGATAATGCCGGGTGTAAAATCATATACAGTACCATAACCACTTGTAATGTTCTGGTTGTAAACGTATTCCCCCGTTTCCAGATTTTCGGGAACAAGATTATTTCCAAATGTATCGTCATTTGTATGCTCACGCTCAACAAAAGAGATTTTCAAAGTGTTATCTACAAACCATGTTTGGAAAACATCCTGTTCAAAATACACGTCACTTTTATTTTCGTTCTGAAAACGGATATCTGTAATAAAGTTAAAATACCAACGGTTATTATTTCGGTAATACATGTAATTGCAATTTGCTATCGCTTCATAATTTGCAGGAAACGAAACAAATTTATCATCACGCTGATAAGTCGCACCGTCAAGTGTTGCTACGATTTTTGTGGAAAGAAAAGAAAGACGTTCTTCCATATTATTGAACAATCTAACATGCGCATAATCATTCCCCCATGGGATACCCGCGCACAGATAAATTGTAGTGTTGGGATTTATTGCCATTTTCTTCTCCTTTTATATTCGCCGGGCGGATAACACCGCCCGGCTATAAACATTTATGCTTTAGTCGCGGTAGCTGTACCAGTTTTGGATTTATCAAAAACAGAAGTAGCCGTAATGGTAATTGTACCAGTTTCGGCCTTGCCAAAATACAGCAAACCATCTCGGGCAATATTTGTAGTTGTGTCAGTATTTCCGCTAATACTCCACGTTACCCCCTGCGGATATAGCCCAGTACCCGTAACGGCGGCCTTCATTTGAGTTGCAGTATCTTGCGCATAATTTGTTGCCGCTGGGGTTACTGTGATATTTGTAATTGTTGGAGCAGTAGTAACAAACGCAACCGCGTTCGCAAACGGACACACGGCCATGATTCTCCAGTAGTGCGCCCAATACTGCCAGTACAGGCCCTGCCCGTTCATATCGCGCGTAAACTTCTGCAAAGCGTCCCACACTGCATAGAAATCTTCATCAATTAAAATCGCGTGCGTATCTTGAATGGGAATTTCATCCACTACGATAACACGGTACTGAACCTTCGCGGGCTCAAGATTGAACAGTGTGCTATACCCAAGCACTGCCAAATAAGCATCGGTGTCCGCATCGATAATAAGCACCTGTTTTTCTTTCGGTGTTGCAGTAAGGACACCAAGACTATTGTAATCTGAGCGCATAAAAGCCATTTTATTCGAAACGGCTTTCATTTTCGCAAGGGCCATGTGTGCGGATGTATTATCCGTTACATCGTCGATTACTTCAACCGCGAACTTGCCAGCCGTACCATACTGCGCAAGCAGATTTTTCATCGTGGTAAATTCGTCCAGTTCTGCCCCCGTGTACATTGCGTTAAACACAGAACTGATAAAATCGCTAAGGCCCTGCCACGACATAAACGCTTGGCGCAACATATCATCAGAAATAGTCTGCTTATAAAATACCTGATAGTTGAGTTTTGCAAAAGCGGTATTTACGTCAGGAATTTCACGCTTCATCCATTCTTCTTCAGCCTGTGCAGGGTCAAACTGGTGCGCCTTTGCAAGGTTGGTGTAAACAAGTTCTACCGTATCACCGTACTCAAGAATACCTTTTTTAAGCACCCGCATAGGGTTAGTGAACAAACGATACGTAATCCATACGCGCCCGATAAGATTTACAAGTGTATCTACAAAAGCGTTCTGCGTGGGCTGATAATCAAGCACCGCCGTACCAAATTCCCGAATATTATCTTGCGTAACCTGTGGGAGCCTGTTTTCGAAGCTGGGATTTTCCGCAACCATCTGCGCGCGAAGTGCGGTCAAAATCTGCGGTGCATTATTGGTTACATTTGTCAAAACTTTTGCACTTTTCATTTTTCAATTACCTCCTCATTAAAAATAGATTTAATCTTTTCGGTTTCATCTTTGATATCATCAAAATCATCGTCTTTCAAATCTTCAACATGCTTCTTAACGGCTTCACGGCCAGTCAGCACTCGAGTAACATAATCACGTTTAAAGTCTTTAAAAGCATTAGAAATACCGTCCATTTTATCGGAAATTTCTTTCCAGTAACGTTCCATTCCCTCTTGCTCATCTTCACTATCGTGCAACCTGCGCAAATCTTCGCGCATGTCGTCCGTCATGCCGTCCTCACTATTGTAAAGACGGTCAATAAATTCACGGGCTTCGCTAAGTTTCATTTTTAGTTTCTCCTTTCACTTTCAAGTTTGAAATAGCGTCTTTCAATTCAATGTACGCTTTCGTATTATCCGCAAGAGCATTTGTAAAATTTTCTTCACTTTCCGCATGCGCGTTCGTCTGTTTGACATTCAGCCAAACAAGAACGCCACACATTACAATCGGAAATCCGAGCGTACTAACTATCTGTGTCATTACTGTGTAATCCATTTTCTCACACCCTTTTATTAGCAAATTCATTTGCTAAAATTTGGAAATCTGCAACAGTCTTTTGTGAGTACAAAATATTACAGCATTTTCTTACCCCTAGAAATATCCCGTACATAATTCCCGCTTCTTTGGCACTTGCTTTTTGATAGTTGTAATAACTTTCAATATAAAGTGCCTTCAATTTTTCACACATTGGGCAGTTCACTCAAATCTTTATTAAAGATTTTCAAGACGGCGACATCTGTAATATCTTGCCAGTAATTCCAGCTCCCAAACTCCTGTACTTTGTCAAGGTTGTCAGGTTTTACGCGAAACTTTCTTTTATTACCAAAGTAAACATAATTTTCAGGGTCATTGCTTGCAGGACTGTTAATTGTGTGCCCGTTTTCGGCGAAAACAACAATCAGAATATTTGCAGTAAATTCACCCGGCATAGGTGGCTCACCTCCCCCATATTCCACTTCATAACGCCCAACGATATTTGGGAAGCCATCTTCGGGTGTTACCAGATTATTTGTAATCCCGCGGCCAACATGCCATTCTTCATGACAGTGCGGCCCACTAGTGTTGCCCGTCCTTCCAAAATTGCCGATAGGTGTTCCGGCTTCAACCGTATCGCCAACTTTAACAAGGCGGTCTGCATGGTGCGCGGTCAAGACCGTTCTATCAAGAGCAGGGTAATAAATTGCAATGAAATTTCCCCAAGACCAATTGCCCCCCGTCCCGTACTCACTGCGAACAACTTCACCCGTTCCAATCGCACGCACCATCGTATCACCCAGCACGCCGGAAGCATCCCGTGTGTTCCAGTCTTTTCCACGGTGTGAACCTCCAAAAACCTGCGTGACATTTACAAGGTGGTTTGCCGTAATCCAAGTAGTATAAGCCATTGTTTTTCTCCTTTTAAATAATTATTTTCAACATGCTTTTAATTTCATGCTGAATTTTTTCATTTTCATATGCAAGTGTGCCTGTTTCCAACGCTTCTTTTATTCTTCTGAAAAACGGGTGCCTTTCGTACTGCTTTACATACTGAATTGATTTATTAATGCTTTCTTTATCCGGTGTAAAGACTAACGTGTTATAAGGGTCATAGTCGTATGATATAATTGTCATTCCCGTGTCGTAATCAAACCACACACCGTATTTTTTATCTCTCCAAACAAGAGTAAAATAAAACCGTGTATTTTTCCCTTTTTTCATTATTTGCGCTTCATCATCCAAATAGAATTTATTATCCACCGAATAATCTGCATAGCCGAGTGCGCGTGACATTTGCCCGAACCTTGTATTTTCTTTCGCCTTTTTGAATTCTGCACTTGTCGGAACTACCTGCAAAAGGATGTTATCTCTTACAACTGCACTTTTATTTTTCGGTAAAGATAAATCCCATTGTATGAAATAAGGGTTAGCCATTGAAATTGCGTTGCCTAACATGAATAAAATAACATCGTCTCGCATTCGTGCTATTGTGTCGTACAAGTCGAATAAAAGAAAAGGTTCATTCCGTAGATATGATGAATGCGGTTTATCAATGATAAACTCCTCAAAAATCAGATTTGAAATATCGGGAAATGCACTTGACTTATAATCACTTGCTTTTGTAAGCGCAAAAGTGTAACCCGCCAATTCTTCGTTAATGTACCATTGTCCCCCGTCATACTCTATTTTCGTATCTGGAAAAACCTGATTTTTAATAATGTCATTAAAATACTTATCTGCGGTTTTTAACAACTCATCTTTGTATCTACGAATATATCCAAACTGTTTACCCTTTTTAAGGAAGTCCCGAACCGCTTTGATTTTCCATTGGTATGATTTACCAATTCCACGCCCGCCAAGCACAATATTAAAAAGTGCGTTATAAGATAACGTATTATTTATATCATAATACATAAAATCACCTCAACAGGATTTACAGGCAGAAATATTATAGCTTGCAAGGCCCGATGTTACAGACAGTCGGTTTCATCCGTTGCGCTCCGCTGTAAATAGTATTTACATTTCCTGTAAATCCTATTATCATAATACTATTTATTGCTAAGATTTACCATGGATTTTTGCTGTTTAAATATGGATAATTCATTCATAAATTCTCAAGTTCCCATAAATCATTAGATGTATCATCAAAAATATTATGCCTGCTACATTTTTGACAATTTTCATCTAACTTATATTCACTATAATATTTGCAATAACAACAATCACCATGAATTAATTCTTTCAACTTTTCAAATTTACCGGATTCATTAAAACCATAATTCTCTTTTATAATAAGCCCTAGTTCTTTATATAATCTTTTTACCACTTTCACAGCGTCTTTGCTATAACCATCAAGTATTAAAAGCGCCTTAACATCCCTTTTAAGATAATCTATATCCTCTTTTATTTGCTCAATCTCTAACACAAACTCAACCCCTTATATTAAATTCTTTATCAACTAGAACAATCCCACCATTGACATGCACGGGCATCAATTTCCCTGTATACATAGCATTCGGGTGGAAATTCTCCCATGTCACCTGCTCTTTCCCTTTGTCAGGAAGTCCAGCGCATGTAACGTGCAGTTTTCCGTCAATTTCTTCAATATACGTTTTGGCCCTCAAAAAGCGCGCCCTTGTAAAATGGCTTTCGTGCGCCCACGCGCCGAGCTTATAATCATCTATTTCAATAAACTTCTTAATATCTTCTAGCGGTAAAGTTGTATGAATACTATCCGTGTCGCTGTAAATGTACATATCTTTACCATATTTTTCTAAGCTGTATTCCTTTATTTTTTGACTGGTTTCAATCGTATATCTACGAGCATACGCTGTAATAAACGCCCCTACAGGTAAATACAAGGCTTCCCTTGTTTCTGGTGGAGATGTTCTGTATTTCACAACACCTTTATCAAGGTACGGGTGCTTTTTCGCGCATATAGGGTCAAGTGCGAATTTACCATATAAAGAGTTTAGCATAATTTTTGACCAATTCCGCATAGTGGGATTATGTTCTTTCCCAGCTTTTATTTTTTCCTGCATCCATTTATCAATATACTTTTTAAACAAATCTTTTGATGCTCTGAATTTCCACCCACGAATATATTCTAGATTATAAACGTTGTAATGCTTTAAAAACAACTCAAAATCTACATTTGTTAAGCAAAGCGGAACGATATCTCCGTTACTTGAGGTTACATATTCTGTTTGTATGAAACGGCTGTTCCCTTTTAATTGAATTGTCGGTAGATATCCCTCTTTTATTTCAAACTCACATTTGAACAGTTGAATATATAGGGGGCGTTCTGCATCTTCAACATATTCACCGTCATAAAATTTGGGTTCGCCCCATGGCAAATCACAGTAATACATGCGGGACGGATACAGGCTATTTACATCGAATACATTACCCTCCCCCACATCTTTATCCGCGTATATCGGATTCAAGTAGGTAAACCCGCCTTTATAAGCTTTGCGAATATCTTTATCATAATTCGGCTCAGGGAACAATGTTCTAAACCTCCTTTTCCCTATGATGTTTTTAAAATCCTCCAAAGCGCAACTACCCTGCGTTAATTTTTCAAAGCCCATTTTAAAAATCCGGTCAAGCGCTAAAGACATAATCTGTACGTCATGTTTCAAATATTCAGTTTCTTCTTTCGTTAAAATGTGGTTTGTTCCACGTGGAACATTATAATCAATTTCAAGTTTCTGAATATCCAAATGGAATGCCTTTGCTATTTCATCAACTGAATAATTCAACAGTTTCATACTGTCACGCAATTCTAAACTGTTCCCGTTTTCAAACCGTATCTTTATTTTGTAAAATTGCCCCTCATCAGATATAAGCGCATTGAATTGCTTATTGTAAAGTTTCTTTGTCTCTACGTATTCATATCCATGCTTTAATAGATAGCTGATACAAAATTCACCATCAAATTTTAGGTTATGAAAATAAAGGATTAAATTTCCGCTTTCTTCACATGTTTTGAAAAAACTTTCTATATTGTTGCCAATTACAATATTATCTATAACGCCAATTTCGCAAACGGCCCAACCCCAAACCCTGCAATCATTTTTATCTGTGGTAGTCTCAAAGTCTGCTGTAAACATTACAGATTTAAAACCGTCAAGGCATTTTCAATTTTATTTATCATGGCGTTTATAGCTTCTTCACCGTAAGAATATTCAATTTCCAAGTACGAACCATAGAACGGGTCTTGGCTTGCGAAATAAAAAGCTGTGCCGTTTATTTTGCTAATCCTATCAACTAATTTGTCACCGGCCGCACCAAAATTGTTTTGAATCGCTTTAATGTAATTTCTTTTGTATTTTTCATCCATAAATGTTAAATAGCCGCTACGTGCACGATTTTGTGCAGTCTCCAATCTCTTTTTGACTTCCATCAATGTGCGGCCAGTTCCTTTTGTAATGGGCCTTAAACTTTCTTGTTCAATCGTGTAAAATGACCCTCTGCGCTGTGCTTCCAGTATTTCAAACCTTTTCGTGGTTTGCTTATTCGCTTTTGTTATTGCACGTTCGACTTGTTCACGAACAAACAACGGAACTTCTAAACTGCTACCCGCTTTGTATTTTACCATTTTCTGCTTTTCGGGCTTTGCCAATTCCTGTAAACGATTCAATTCACGTGCTATTTCTGCATCGGTTCTTCCGCGCATTACTTCTGTGCGCGTTAGCGTATCCAGAATTTTAAACGCTTCATTTTTCGATTGAAGTTGCAATAATCTTCTATTATAAGCCCTTATCTCTTTATCTATATCCCTCGTCCTTAAATTCCCAGCGGTGTATTTCATTTTTTTCAACACCTACTTTCTAAATAGTGCGCCCCGGATAACCGGGGCGCTGTTTTTCTCTTACTCGAAATCCAAAACCATGATTTTTGGGCGAACACTTTCGCCAATTTTTGAGCATGTAATAAAACCGGACTTCACGTTAATTTTATTCATCCCGTCATCAAAGTCGGTCAAATCAACTTCTTTTCTAAAAAAGACTGAATAGAACATTCTGTCTCCGTCACTGTTTTTTACAGACGTGGAAGCATAAAGCCTACCATTACTTCCCGTTTTAACCCAGAATGTCAACTCACCTTTTACATCGAAAACTGTTTCCGCACGGTCTTTATTTTCTGCTTTCTTTTTATAAGCCATTTTAAATACTCCATTCTAAATTTATTCAGTTACAAGCGTTCCGTTTTCTTTTACAGCATCGGGAGAGATTTCATAGATATTATAAACCGCTTCTTTATCTGCAATTCCAACAAACTTTTCGCCACGCGCTTTCATGGCCTTTTTGAATTCTGCATCATTCTTGTAAAGGCCATCGATAGTCTGCACCAAAATATTATCCTCAACTTTTTTAACTACGCTATAAATTCTACCCTCAAAAATCTTTACTTTCATTTTAATAACTCCTTTTATAATTTGTGTGTATTTTATTATAAACGGCATTTATTAAATCGTCAACCCTCCTTTTAAACATTTCTGCCGTTTTTGACTTTAAACATACCCTTGTTCATAATAGGTTTTATATGGGCAATTTTCACATTTATTAACCATATCTTCTGTTTCTTTTGCCTCTTTTATGGTATCAGAAATTTCATACAGGGCATCTCTTATTTGCGCAAGCGCATTTGTTAAACCTATGTCTATCATTTTAAATCCCTCCAATTATTCGCGGATTTAATTATGGCAACTATTCCAGCTAAAGAGCATAATATTAACCCTGTTCCAATTGTTCTAAGCGCGTTCACAAAGTCTATGTACATTGTTAACCCTCACAGTTTTTATAAGCATCTTTCAAAATTCCATCTTCCCAGTAAACCAACCTGTATTCATCTTCATTCATATGCACAAAACCATATTCAACTTCGGACAACATGTTTACACCATCTACCATTTGCATTGCACTATCAAAATCTATTCTTGCCGTGTCGTTTAAAAATGCAATGTGTTCTTTCTTAAGTTTCACTGTAATACCTCCAACTTTCTTCCGCATTCTGGACAAAATTTAGGCATGTAAACAGCCAATGTATGCCATCTATTTTGGCTAAGTTTTTCAGATAAAATTATCAAAGGCATGTCGCCACCACTTCTCATAAGCAATCGTGAACCTTTTCCAGTGTCTCCAATTACAAAATACGCGAAATTTTCATCTCTGCAACAAAATCTACAATTACACATTTATAATCAATTCTCCTTTCTGCTCTCGTGACCTCCAGACGGATGTTATTAACAAGGGCTTTCAATGGTATAATTGCCTTCTCCAAACATTTCGTCACCGTATTCTTTCGCTTCTGCATGGCTTTCAAAATCCTGCGGCATTTCATCAGAACCATTCGGGAATACTGTACAAAACCATTCGTTCATTTTCGTTCTCTCCTTTCAAACGTTTCGTTTCCCACCGGACATTTTATAATCATTAATTAAGCTGTTATCAACTCATAATGTCAAGAGCTTCACCCTCGTTATAGGCTGTACGTTTCCAGTAGTGCCCCTGTTTGGTTGTTTCCTTAAAGCCCCTTACGCTAATAATTAAATTCAAATCTTCCGGCGTTACTTCTATTGTAATACGTTCATCCATTGGCTTAAAAACAGCCGCATCTTTTAGGTACTTTGTAAATCTAATTGTCATTTCTCCCTATCTCCCATCACATCATATTTTGAAAGGTTTTGTTTCACCCTTTCACTGTCTATATTATAGCATGGATTGTTTGAATTGTATTTGCATAATCGTCTCTTTCTGTTTGTACTATTGTGTACTTTTTGTGTGGAGGCTGGCGATAGGGTTTGTGAATCGCCGCGCCGCGTGCGCTCTACCGGACCGCGTGTTCTCCCCTAGATGCGTGCGCACCTCCTTTCGCTTTACCGCGTGCGCCTTATAGACCAGCTTCCATATTTTACCAGACATGTGCGCGGTGTTGCCCGTTTCTTCCAACAGCGTTTGCACTATCGTCCACGGTTTGTTTGCACTAACTCATTTGCACAATCGTCCACGAATGGGGTACCCATTTGCACAATCGTCCACGTACTCTAGGCTTTTTAA